TTTTATGAAACGTTTAGAGGCCAATGATATAAAGAATTTAAGCTTACTAAAGCATTACCGCATTATCAGGCGGTGGGCTTGCAGAAACAATGGGCTTTCTGATGCAGATCTAGAGTTATTAATTTACCTAGACTGCATTGGTCTTTTTAACAGACTTGATTTTATAGATGGAGCTTATTCTTACAGTTGGGATAATAGAAGATGGGCAAGATTAAAAGCGGATGATTGGATAAATGTGTTTGCTAAGAGAAACAGAACAACTACAAAAAGTAATGTGTATAAAGTTTCCTTTAAAGGCAAGCAGCTAATAAATAAAATATATCGCATAATGTTAGGGGAAGAAGACATTCCAACTAGTACAAAAAGAAATGTTATAATGAAGGGTAAAAGATACTCTGACAAAGTCCTTATAAAATCAATTAAAAACGTAAACAACGATAAATCAATATAAATAACTATTATGAATGAACTTGAAATGGAGCAAGCAAGGCTAGATGGCATGGCAAAAGCCGTACAGGGGGAAGCAAAGCCAGAAATTGCAATACCGCCAATAGCTCCTGTAGCACCTATTGTTGACCCACTAGTACAAGCAACTAATACAAATTTTTCACCACGAACCCAGTTTGCAGCCAATAATATTTTTGGCACTCCAAGCGACAGAGGGCTAGTATAAATAAAAGCTATGAAAAGTAAAAAAATGGTAAAAACAAAAAGAATGTACAGCCCAGCTCAAGGGTCTGACGCGGTATGGGCAGGCCCATTAAATATGGATAACCAGCCACGAGGCTACGGATCTAGCAGTGGTTGTAAAGGCATTCAGTTGCTAGCTAAAAATATGCCAGAATACATACCAGGCCCAATCTCAAAGATTGCTAAAGGCAAGGATGGAATGGGTATGAATTAATGGTGATGGGAGACTTGAAGTTATATGCAGCCAACATGCTAGTAATGATGATTACTATGTCTGATATAGAAGTTATACTTAAAATACTTTTGCTATTGGTAACCATAGGGTATACCGCATTTAAATGGATCTCAATTGCAAAAAAATATAAAAAACACAGCAAAAAATAATATTATGCCAGTAAAAAAAGCAGTAAAGAAAGCAGTAAAGAAAGGGGCAAAAGCAGGTGCAAAGAAAGCTACAAAAGCAGTAGTTAATAAAAAGCTAGATAAGCTGCCACCAGCATTAAAGAAAGCAATCTTAAAAGCGAAAGCTAAAAAGAAAAAGTAAAAGCGATGGATAAGATAAGTAAACACGTATCTTATAAAGAAGCTACAAGAAGTGCAACAGCTGCACGAATGAACTTAAATAACGCTCCTGATGAAGACCAAATTAAATGTATGGGTATTTTATCAGAAAAGATATTTGAGCCCCTTAGAAAGCACGTGGGAGGCCCTATACGGATCAATAGCTTCTTTCGTTCTCCTGAATTAAACAAATCTGTTGGGGGTAGCACAACTTCTCAGCACTGCAAAGGCCAAGCTATGGATTTAGACGATTCATACGGCCATGCAACCAATGCTGAAATGTATGAGTTCATAAAAGAGAACTTAGACTTCGACCAGATGATATGGGAATTTGGGGATGATGATAACCCAGATTGGGTTCACGTATCTTACATATCTTCAAAAGCAAACAGGAATAGATGCTTAGCAGCTTATAAAGAGCACGGCAGAACACGATATAAAATAATATAATGGCATATACACAACCATCGAGTCCGTTTTTTGCAAAAAGCAAACCACCGGCTCCATCAAAAAAGAAATCTTTAGGGTACTATAATAAGGCAAATAAAACCGGGACAGGTGCTGCCGCAGGTGGCGGTATGACAGCGAAAGGTGTTGCAAAGTATAAAAGAGATAATCCTGGTAGTAAACTACAAACTGCTGTAACTAAAGATCCTTCTAAGCTAAAACCAGGAGGTAAGGCAGCAAAGCGTAGAAAAGCATTTTGCGCTAGGTCTAAAAGCTGGAAAAGTGAACGCGGTAGAGCCGCAAGAAGAAGATGGAATTGTTAATAATAAATAAATAAACATTATGAAAAAAAAGTACGATAACTCAGCAAAAGCTAAAATGATAAGAGTAGCAGCTGATGAAAAAGACAAGAAGAATGCTTCTGCCGCAGGCAAGGAAAGGTTAGATTATGATATTAAAAGCATGATCAATATGAAAGGAACTTCTATGGGATACGGTAAAATGTCAAAAAGCGGCATTATGCAGTGCGGAAGCTGTATTGGTAAACACATGAAAGGTAGCAGCGGGCTTAAAATGAGTGCGGACCTTAAGTACATGCCAGTTATGGACAGAGAGAAGGACGCGATGAAAAAAGGCGATATGTAATATGGGGTTTAAGTTATCTAACCCGCCATATAAGACCGAACCCGTCCCGGTCTATGAAGCAGACTTGGGACCTGGTGTTCTTGGGCAGAGTAACAACAATGGCACTATCATAATAAATGAGAAGCTAGACCCTAAGTTTCACAAAGAGGTTATTAGGCACGAAGCTGTCCATATTAATCAAATGTCACGAGGCGACTTAGATTACGACGACAATAATATATATTGGAAGGGTAAGAAGTACTCAAAGAATAATCCCAAGATAGCTATGGCTAGCCCTGCTAATTCGCCTTGGGAAAAAGAGGCATATAAAAAGTCTAAGACTAAATATAAAGATACAAAATACAATGTCTAAAAAATTTAAGGATACGAAGCTAGGTGCATTTTTAGGTAATACAGCTCCACATATATTAGATATAGCTGGGGACTTATTACCAGATGCAGGCGTATTAGGTATGGTAAAAAACCTCATTGAGAAAGATGACAAGATTAAGCCTGAGGATAAGAAAGTAGCTTTAACAAAGACAAAAGAAATGTATGAGCTGGAGGTTAAAGACAGAGACTCAGCAAGAAGCAGAGAGGTGGAAGTTAAAAAGACTGGTAGCAAAGATATTATGATGATGCTTACGGGCATTGTAGGTTTAGTATCATTCCTATTTATCATATACGCGGTAGTTTACGAGGAAGGAGTTTTACATAATGAACTCTTTGTACACTTAATGGGCATGGTTGAAGGTGTTGTAATCAGTAACATATTTGCATACTACTATGGTAGCAGCGCAGAAAAGTAACAAAAAGCGAGTGATAATAAGAAGTAAGTAATCAAATTAAATTTAATATAATGAGAATAACAGACGAAGAGCTAGAGCTCATCAGGGAGCAACAAACAAAAATTGCTCAAATTAAGCAAGACATCGGCACACTAGAACTTAGAAAGCACGAGGTCATGGGCGTAATGCTTGATGTAAATCAAGAAGTCGAAGAAACAAAAACCACACTAGAAGAAAAGTATGGTCGTGTAAACATTAACCTTGATGACGGTACTTATACTGCTGTTGAGGAAGAAGAATCTAAGTAATGAGTAGTGTTGTAAGAAAAATCAGTATAGGATCTGATTACAAAAATGATGCAATGCACTATTCTATAGGACAGCAAGTGTATGGCGGTCATGAAATATCTGATATTCTTCTTGACGAGAAAGATAGTTCTTACAACATCTATATAAAAAAGGGTGAAGAAGTGCTACCTTGGAAAAAGTTTAATAGCAATATGGCTATTTCAGTTGAGTACGATTTACAGTATTAATGAAAAGTATTCACGATTTTATCGTAAAACCCATAGAGGGTCGATACAATAATACTGTAAAGGTTAATGAGGTTGATCTCATAGTTAACACAAGAATTGAAGAGTTTAAAAGTGTAAGTAAAGTTGCTGAAGTAGTAGCTTTGCCATTAGCTATAAATACTAAAATAAAAGTTGGGGATAAAGTCATAGTACACCACAACGTATTCAGAAGATTCTATGACATTAGAGGCAACGAAAAAAACAGTAGAAGTTTTATTAAAGAAGATATGTATGCTTGCTCACCTGAGCAGATTTATATGTATGGAGCAAATAAGACTAATCTTGATTATTGTTTTGTAAAACCTTTAGTAAGCCACGACATTTTTTCTTTAGATAAAGAAAAGCCACTTGTTGGAATATTAAAGTATGGAAACAAAGGGTTAGCCAATGTAGGGATAAATGAAGAGGATTTAGTATCTTTTAGACCAGAGTCAGAGTTTGAGTTTATCATTGATGGCGAACTATTATATTGTATGAAATTAAATAACATTGTTGCGAAACATGAACGTAAAGGAAACGAAGAAGAATATAATCCAAGCTGGGCAAAGAGCAGTTGAGGAATTAATAAAGGTAGCTAAAGAGGCTATTGTTGATTCAGACGATGACTTATCTGCGGATAAGTTAAAGAATGCAGCTGCAACTAAGAAGCTAGCAATATTCGATGCTTTTGAAATTCTAAACAGAATTGAGCAGGAGAAAGAGATGTTAGATGATAAGCCTAAAGACGACACCAAAAAGAAAAGTGAGTTTAAAGGGTTTGCAGAAGGTAGGGCCAAATTCAGTTAGTATGTACGAACAAACACTATATAAAGTTCTAGATAACTATATAAAGGCATCTACTATAAAAAAGAAAAACAGGCATAGGACCTGGAAGTATGGTTATGATGAAGACCATGACATGGTCATTATAAGTAAAACGGGTAAGATAGGAGCGATTTATGAAATACAAAATCTTAAGATAGCCTTACCTGCTGAGTTTGAAACTCATAACTTTAAAGACAAGAAGTGGTCTCACACAGAGTACCCTAAAGAATTAAATAGAATAAAAACAATCTTTGATTGGAAGGAGTACCCTGAAGATTTTAAAGAAAAATGGTACGATTATATTGAGAAAGAATTTGAAAGAAGAGAACAGGGATTTTGGTTTAATAATAAGGGTAATCCTACTTACATTACTGGCACTCATTATATGTACTTGCAATGGTCAAAAATTGATGTTGGGCCGCCCGATTTTAGAGAATCAAACAGGTTATTCTATATATTCTGGGAAGCCTGCAAAGCGGACCATAGAGCCTTTGGGATGTGTTACCTTAAGAATAGACGGAGTGGATTCTCCTTTATGTCTTCAGGAGAGACAGTTAACCTTGCCACAATATCAGTTGATTCCAGATATGGAATACTTTCAAAGTCAGGGCCTGATGCAAAAAAGATGTTTACCGACAAGGTTGTACCAATCTCGGTTAACTACCCGTTTTTCTTTAAACCCATACAAGATGGTATGGATAGACCAAAAACAGAACTTGCATATAGGATACCTGCTTCAAAACTTACAAGAAGGAAACTTGATGCTAATGAAAACCCAGAGGATCTCAAAGGGCTGGATACTACGATTGACTGGAAAAATACAGGTGACAACTCCTATGATGGAGAAAAACTAAAGTTACTTGTACATGATGAATCAGGCAAATGGGAGAAGCCTAATAACATACTAAATAATTGGCGGGTTACAAAGACTTGTCTTAGATTAGGTAGTAGAATTATTGGTAAGTGTATGATGGGTTCAACATCAAACGCGCTAGATAAAGGAGGAGATAATTTTAAAAAATTATATTATGCATCAGACGTCACGAGGAGAAACAGCAATGGACAGACTGCTTCAGGATTATATTCTTTGTTCATACCTATGGAATGGAACTACGAAGGATACATTGATTCTTATGGACTACCTGTATTCGATACACCAGAAGAGCCAGTAGAAGATCCTTATGGGATGCCAATTAAGCAAGGAGTTGTTGAGTTCTGGGATAATGAAGTTGCAGGTTTAAAAGATGATCAAGACGGGTTAAATGAATTTTATAGGCAGTTTCCGAGAACGGAACAACACGCTTTTAGAGACGAAGCAAAAGAATCTTTATTTAATCTAACAAAAATATATCAGCAGATAGATCACAACGAATCTATGGCGGCAAGCACTCTTGTTACAAGAGGTAACTTCCAATGGGAGAATGGTATTAAAGATACTAAAGTGATGTTTATGCCAAACAAAGACGGGAGGTTTTATGTTTCATGGATACCACCAATTAGTTTGCAGAATAGAATTATATCTAAGCACGGAACGAATTACCCAGGCAACGAACACTTAGGGGCATTTGGATGTGATAGTTATGATATATCAGGAACAGTAGACAGCAGAGGTTCTAATGGTGCTTTACATGGGCTAACGAAGTTTAGCATGGAAGAAGCTCCAGCTAACCATTTCTTTTTAGAATACATTGCTAGGCCGCAAACAGCGGAAATGTTTTTTGAAGATGTATTAATGGCATGCGTGTTTTATGGTATGCCAATACTAGCAGAGAATAATAAACCTAGATTATTATATCACTTTAAAAATAGAGGTTATAGAGGGTATTCAATGAATAGGCCAGATAAAGCATATAATAAGTTGTCTGTTACAGAAAGAGAAATAGGTGGGATACCCAACTCAAGTCAAGATATAATGCAAGCACATGCTGCTGCAATAGAAACATATATAGAGGAACTTGTTGGAATTTTAGGTGATGATGAAATGGGGGATGTTTACTTTCAAAGAACATTAGAAGATTGGGCAAGATTTAATATAAACAATAGAACGAAGCATGATGCTTCTATTAGTTCCGGTCTGGCTATTATGGCTTGTAACAGAAACCGTTACGCGCCGGTAAACAAAGTAGTAAGAAAAAATATAAATCTAGGAATGAAGAGATACGACAATTCTGGGAATTATTCAAAAATAATAAATTAAATGAACGTAGGCGCAAATCCAAACAGTGTATTCCCTAGCCAAGTGGTTAGTGATGAGGAAAAATCAAGCTATGAATATGGCGTTCAGGTTGGTAGAGCAATTGAAGCAGAATGGTTTCAGCAAGGCGGAGTTGGCAATAGATTTGCTACAAATTACAATCACTTCCACACGCTTAGATTATATGCAAGAGGCGAACAGCCCGTACAAAAATATAAAGATGAGTTAGCAATAAACGGTGACTTATCTTACTTAAACCTTGATTGGAAACCGGTCCCAGTGATTTCAAAGTTTGTAGATATAGTTTCTAATGGCATAACAGAAAAAGAATACGAAATAAAAGCATATGCCCAAGATCCTGGCTCTACAAAGAAAAGGACCGACTATGCTGAAAAGATGTTACAAGACATCATAATGAAAGAGCAGCTTATTAAGCTTAAGGAACAAACAGGAATTGATGCGTTTAATACAGATAACCCTGACAAGCTTCCCGATACGCCCGAAGAATTGGCTACTCATATGCAGCTTGATTATAAGCAATCAATAGAGATAGCAGAAGAAGAAGTTATAAACCAAGTACTTGCTAAAAACAAGTTTAATGAGGTTAGGAAAAGATACAATTACGATTTAACTGTATTAGGCATAGGTGTAGTAAAAACAACTTGGAACAAAGCAAATGGGGTTGTTACAGAGTACTGCGACCCGGCTAATATGGTTTATTCTTATACAGATGATCCAAACTTTGAAGACATATATTATGTTGGTGAAGTAAAATCAGTATCGATACCTGAGTTAAAAAAGCAATTTCCAAATATACCGGAAGAGGAGCTTAAGCGCATTGAAGAAATGCCTGGCAATAGAAACTATATTACAGGCTGGCAAGGGTATGATGAAAACACAGTGCAAATATTGTATTTTGAATACAAAACTTATAACAATCAAGTATTTAAAATAAAGCAAGGTGCAAATGGATTAGAAAAAGCAATACAAAAAACAGATAGCTTTAATCCACCAGAAAACGATACGTTTAAAAGAGTATCAAGAAGTATAGAGGTATTATATAGTGGGGCGAAAGTATTAGGCAATAACCAAATGTTAGAATGGAAGCTTGCAGAGAATATGACAAGGCCATTTGCAGATACCACTAAGGTAGATATGAATTATGTTATATGTGCCCCTAGAATATATAACGGTAGAATTGATTCACTAGTGAATAGAATCACCGGATTTGCGGATATGATTCAATTAACTCACCTTAAGTTACAGCAAGTAATGTCAAGAATGGTTCCTGACGGGGTGTTCTTAGACGTCGATGGTTTAGCAGAAGTTGATTTAGGCAACGGAACAAACTACAATCCTGCTGAAGCACTTAATATGTATTTCCAAACGGGTAGTGTTTTAGGTAGATCTATGACACAAGATGGTGAATTAAACAGAGGCAAGGTGCCAATTCAAGAACTGCAGACATCGAGCGGAGGAGCAAAAATACAATCACTGATACAAACGTATCAATATTATTTGCAAATGATACGGGATGTAACCGGGCTTAATGAAGCAAGAGACGGTTCTGCTCCAGCTAAAGATGCACTCGTAGGGCTTCAAAAGATGGCCGCTAATCAATCCAACGTAGCAACAAGACATATATTGCAAGCAAGTTGTTATTTGGCCCTTAGAACGTGCGAAAACGTCTCAAGAAGAATAGCAGACTCATTAGAATATGCTTTAACCGCAAACTCATTAAAGAACAGTATAACACATTTTAATGTTGCTACGTTAGATAGTATAAAGGAACTTAACCTGCATGACTTTGGTATATTCTTAGAGTTAGAACCAGACGAAGAAGAAAAAGCACAACTAGAACAAAATATTCAAGTTGCTTTACAATCGGGAGGTATTGACTTAGAGGACGCGATAGATATTAGACAAGTAAAAAATCTTCAATTAGCAAACGAGATATTAAAGACTAGAAGGAAAGAAAAAGCGGCGGCGGCTCAAAAAGCACAACAAGCTAATATACAGGCCCAAGCACAGGCTAACGCCCAGTTGGCAGAACAAACGGCAATGGCAGAAGTTCAAAAACAGCAAGCGTTGACAGCAGAAAAAGTAAATCTTGAGCAAGCTAAATCTCAGTTTGAGATACAAAGAATGCAAACAGAGGCTCAGATTAAGAGAGAACTTATGGCCGAAGAGTTTAACTTTAACATGCAGCTAGCCCAGGCAAGAATTAAGTCCGAGTCTGAAAGAGAAAAAGAAATAGAAGATAGAAAAGATAAGCGTGTAAAAATAACAGGTACACAACAGTCAGAAATGATTGATCAAAGAAAAAACAACTTGTTACCGAAAAACTTTGAAAGTTCAGGTAATGATGTATTAGGAGGCTTCGGGCTAGAAAAGTTTGGGCCTAGATAGAATTTTTTAATTTATATTATATTATATTATGTCAGAAGAAGTAAAGCAAGAGGGCGACTTTAAAATAAAAAGTAAGCCTAAAATGAAAAAGCTTAATAAAGAAACTGAAACCATTAAAGTAGATTTATCTGCTAAAGATAAGGTTGAAGAAGAAGTTATTAAGGTTGATTTAAACAAAAACAATGCCAATAAAGAGCAAGAAACAACAGCAGTGGTTGCAGATAAACCAGCCGAAACTGTACAAGAAGTGGATACAGAAGTACCATCAGGGGAAAGCACCGTTCAAGATGAAGGGTTTGCAGGCATCCAAGAAATAACTGAAGAAGAAGCTAAAGAAGTAAAAGAAGTTGTAAAGGAAGCTAAGGAAGCAATCAGGGATGAAAAGATTACGGGTAAGCCGTTACCTGAAAATGTTGAAAAGCTTGTTGCCTTTATGGAGGAAACGGGAGGAAATGTAGAAGACTATGTTAGGCTTAATGCAGATTACTCAAACGTTGACAATGATGTACTTTTAAAAGAGTACTATAAAAAAAGTAAACCTCATCTAAACGATGAAGAAATAAAATTCCTTTTAGAAGACAATTTTTCGTATGACGAAGACATTGATGAAGAAAGAGACATACGTAAAAGAAAATTAGCGTATAAAGAAGAAGTTGCAGAAGCCAAAAGCTTTTTAGAAAACTTGAAGGGTAAATACTACGATGAGATTAAGTTAAGACCAGGCGTAACCCAAGAGCAGCAAAAAGCAATGGAGTTCTTCAACCGATACAATGAAGAAGCAAGCTTAACCGAGCAGAAGCACGACAGGTTTAAGAAAGCTACATCTAATCTTTTAAACGAAAATTTCAAAGGTTTTGAATACGAAGTCGGAGGAAAGAAATTTAGATATGGTATTAATAACCCAAGTAAAATTGCTGAGCAACAATCTAATATTGATAATTTTGTCAAAAAGTTTGTCGACGAACGAGGCGAGATAGTTAATCACGAAGGTTATCACAAAGCAATGCATGCTGCTCAAAATATGGATCAGATTGCTAATCACTTTTATGAGCAAGGCAAAGCAGATGCTGTTAAGGATGTTGTAGATAGTTCTAAGAACATATCAAACACTCCAAGACAAACAGCTGGCGATGCAGTTTTTGTAAATGGTATTAGAATTAAGTCCGTAACCGGAGCGGATTCTTCAAGATTAAAAATTAAAAAATCACAATTTAACAATTAAAAAAACAAAACAAAATGGGACAATTTTTTCCAACAGCTAACGATCCACTAGGAAAGTTTAGCTTACAACCGATGCCTACTAAAAGCGCATCACCTTCTAACTATTTAAGTTTCACCGATGGTGACAATGACTTTGCACAGCAGTATTTGCCAGAGCTTTACGAAGCTGAGGTAGAGCGATACGGAAACAGAACTCTATCAGGATTCTTAAGAATGGTAGGTGCTGAAATGCCAATGACTTCTGACCAAGTTGTATGGTCTGAGCAAAACAGATTACACATTGGGTATGAAAATGGAGCAGGAGATTTATCTGTTACTGTTACAGATGCTGCTAACGGAGCAATTACTTTAGGATCAGAGCACATTAACTCAATTAGAATAGGTGCAACTATTGTTATTCAAAACAAAGTGGCTTCACCTGATGTTGATGCAGGAAAAGTAGTTAAAGCTTATGTTAGCGGTGTTGCTGGCAATATTATTACAGCTTTACCTTACACAGAAGCTAGCTTGAACGTTTCTTTTGATACCTCTGACCCAGTAAATTTATTTGTATTTGGTTCAGAGTTTGTTAAAGGATCTGACAGAATGCCAGGTTCTTTAGAAGCTTCATTTACACAGTTCAATAACAAGCCAATTATCATTAGAGACAATTACGAAGTAACTGGTTCTGATGCTGCACAAATTGGATGGGTTGAAGTTGCTGCTGAAGATGGAACATCAGGATACCTATGGTACTTGAAGTCTGAAGGAGAAACAAGATTACGTTTCCAAGACTATTTAGAAATGGCAATGGTTGAAGGTGAGTTAAATACAAATGGAGTAACTGCAGGAACTGTTGGTGCTCTTTTAGGAGATAACTCTGGTACTGAAGGTCTTTTTGCTGCTATTACTGCAAGAGGTAACGTATACCAAAACTACGCAAGCGGTGCTGGAGCCGGTGGTGCTGGAACACGAAGTGCTTTAGGAGACTTTGATTTAATTTTGGCAAATCTTGATAAGCAAGGAGCTATCGAAGAGAACATGTTATTCTTAGACAGAGCTACTTCTTTAGACTTTGATGATATGTTAGCTGCACAAAATTCTTACGGAGCAGGTGGTACATCTTACGGTGTATTTGAAAACTCTGAAGAAATGGCATTGAACTTGGGATTTGACGGTTTCAGAAGAGGTTCTTATGACTTTTACAAGACTGATTGGAAATACTTAAACGATGCTACCACTCGTGGTTTAGTTGATAATGTAGAAGGTGTATTAGTTCCTGCTGGAACAAGCACAGTATACGATCAAATGTTAGGTACTAACATCAGACGACCATTCTTACACGTACGTTATAGAGCTTCAGAGGCTGACGACAGAAGAATGAAGTCTTGGATTACTGGATCTGTTGGAGGTGCTGCTACTTCTAGCTTTGATTCGATGACAGTAAACTTCTTATCTGAAAGATGTTTAGTTACACAAGCTGCTAACAACTTTGTATTATTTACAAAATCATAGTAGTTCATTATTGTAATGTTACCCTCGTCAATTAGGCGGGGGTAACTATTACTTTTATTTTTTTATTAAATTTTATTATATATTATGGCAACAAAAGCCCCAAAAAGAAAAGCAGTACAAGCAAGTGCTGCTCCAAAAAAAGAAATTATTATTGAAGAGACTATAGTACAAGAAGAAGCTATAGCTCACCCTGTTAGTACTGAGCAAGAAAGCGCAGATCCTAGGTGGGAAATTAAAGACAGAAGATATTACTTAACAAGCAATAGGTCCCCGTTAAGCTTTACTTTAGCTGCTAAACATTCACAAAGACATCCTTTAATGTACTTTGATGAAGAGTTAGGCTACGAAAGAGAACTTAGATATGCAACAAATCAAGTATCTCCATTTGTTGACGAACAGAAAGGGCCTGTAACATTGGCTCATATTGTGTTTAAAGATGGCGTACTAATGGTACCTAAGAAAAAACAAAGCTTACAAAAGTTATTATCTTTATATCATCCACAAAAAGGAATGACATATGCGGAGCAAGATGAGGTTGCCGAAGCGGTAGATGAACTAGAAGATATTAACCTTGAAATAGAGGCTTTAGTATTAGCGCAAGGATTAGACATAGATCATGCAGAAGCAATCCTTAGAACGGAGTTGGGATCTTCGGTTAATAAGATGACAAGTAAAGAACTTAAGCGAGACTTAATGCTACTTGCTAAAAGTAACCCAGCTTTATTTATAAGCTTAGCAAATGACGAAAACGTAGAGCTTAGAAGCTTTGGTATCAGAGCAGTTGAAGCAGGGATATTATCTATATCTCCGGATCAAAAAACCTTTATGTGGGCATCAAATGGAAAGAAACTTATGACAGTTCCTTTTGAAGAGCACCCATACTCTGCACTAGCTCGTTGGTTTAAAACTGATGAAGGCATGCAGGTATATTCGAGCATAGAGAAAAAGTTCGGATAACACGTAACTATATTTATAAGGGTAGACTAGCTTGAATGTTGGTCTACCCATATAATAAAATAAAATAAAAATATGGCAATAAATGTAAATACCGTATATAAGACTGTACTACTAATCCTTAACAAGGAGGAAAGAGGCTATGTAACTCCAGATGAGTTTAATAAGATCTCAGCACAGGTTCAATTAGAAATATTCGGCAATTATCACAACGATTTAAATCAACAATTAAGAGTGCCGCAAAGCGATACAGACTATGCTGATCGTGTAGCCTCAGTTGATGAACATTTGTCTATATTTAAAACAGAGGGGCCCGCAACATATGTTCCTACAGCTGGAACAATACCGGCTCATTTTTCTTTGCCAACCACAGATATTTATGGCAACACAGTAGAGCTATTCACATTGGGGACTGTATCTTATAAAGAACAAGTTGAATTACAAAGGCTTCAAAGAATGGAGTTCTACAACATCCAAAAATCTCCCCTAACAAAATCCACAGAAACATACCCAACATATTTGCTTGAGAACGACAGACTTTATGTGAAGCCTGATACGGTTACTAGCCAAATAAATGTAAACTTTTTAAGAAAGCCACTAGACCCTAGATGGGGATATTACATTGGCAGTGTTGGGCAATTTATTTATGATACAACCGCTTATGGGGCAGACTTAATAAATACTGGTACTGGCACTTTAACAAGTAGCATCACTACGGCTTTAACACTGGGCGTTGCAGGCACTTATAATAGCATCGTTACTACAGGCGGCACTGGAACAGGACTTATAGTAAACGCAACTGTTTTTTCTGATACCGAAGTTAGAATAGATGTTGCTACAGCAGGGACAGGGTATATTTCAGGAGATGTGGTTAGTATTGCGGCAGGGTTATTAGGAGGTACTAGTACACAAGTAGACATCACATTAACCGACGCTAATTTTAATGCTAACAGTACTTATGGTTCTACCCAGATAGAATTAGATGTATCAGAGCAAACAGATGTAATACTTAAAACGTTGTTTTATTTTGGTGTTGTTGTTAAAGACCCACAAATTATACAGGTCGCAGCAAGCCAAGTGCAACGAGAAGAAATGAACGAAAAAAGCTAATAAGATATGCCAAATCCAAATGGTGGCTTAATCACCGAAACTAATTCACAATACTACGCTGGGCAGCAGACTTTTACAGGTACTGGAGCTCAGTCAGACTTTGTTTGCACATTTAATACTGATTTAATTGCAACTATTCCAGGGGTTTCTAATACAAATTTTTCTGTAACACTTAGCGGAATTGTTGTAACTAATTATCAATTAGTAGGAAATGATACTATAAGATTTTCAGCCGAGACACCTCCAGATGAATTACCTCCTAATGGGTCTTCTATAGTTGTAAGCCTTATTGAGACTGCAAAAGAAAGTAACTATGGAGGTTATCAATACACATCGTTAAATGATGTTATCAATAACTTTATGGTTGCTTACATTGGAGCAGGTAAGCTTATCCCAAGTGCTAAGAGAACTGATATAATATTTCACGCAAAACGTGGGATGCAAGAGTTTAGTTACGATACACTAAAAACAATTAAGTCACAAGAACTAACCATATCTCCAAGTCTAACAGCAGTTATACCACAAGACTATGTAAACTACGTTAGATTATCTTGGATTGATGCGTTAGGTGTAAAAAGAATTATATATCCAAATACAAACGTTACAATAAACCCAGCAGAAGCTCCTGAGCAAGACTCAACAGGCCAGATACTTCAAGATAACCTAGAAGAAAACATAGATACAGATCCACCACAAACAGTAGAAAGATGGAGAGAGGCTGACACCAAAAAGATAACAGGACTTTACAATGCAGATTCTTTGAATGAGGGATATGATATAGGCGACGAATATGTTGGAAATATTTATTGGGGCGCTGCGTATGGGCAGAGATATGGGGAAGACCCTGCACTAACTCAAACAAACGGGTGGTTCGGTATAGATGAAGTAAGAGGAGTATTTACATTCTCAAGTAATTTAAAAGATCGTTTGATCGTCATAGAGTACATCTCAGACGGCCTAGCGTACGATTTGGATACTAGGGTCCCTAAAATGATAGAAGACGCCATGTACGCCCATATAAGCCATGCGATCATTTCTACACGCATTAATCAGCCAGAATATATTGTTCAGCGACTAAAGAGAGAAAGAAGTGCTAAGCTAAGGAATGCAAAAATAAGATTATCTAATATTAAGATAGAAGAGCTTACTCAGCTTATGAGAGGCAAATCTAAATGGATAAAATAATATAATATGCCAGAAATTAAAAATATATTTGTTGGGGCTAAGATGAACAAAGATCTTAACCCAAGAATGATTTCAAATAAAGAATATATAGATGCAAGAAACGCAGCAGTAATAAATTCTGAAGGTAGTGATTCTGGCTTGCTCCAAAATGTTAGTGGCAATTCAGAATTAACAGATTTTGATTTAGTAGGAACTAATTTAGAAATTATAGGATTTTTTATAGACACCACTAGTAATAGAATATTTGCTTTTATAACAGATTGGAATGATGTGTCTAATGACCTACTATCTAACTTTGCTTCTGCAAATTCTCACCATTATATATGTGTATTTGACACAAGAACGAATATAGGCACAACTTTAGTTAGTGGCAGCTTTTTAAATTTTTCTAAATCGCATCCAGTTGTAGGAATTAATTTGCTTGAAGATTTATTGTTTTTTACAGACAATAGGAATCAACCAAGAAAAATAAATATAAAAACCGCCCTTGCTAATACAAATTACTACTCTAAAGAGGAGCATGTGTCTGTTGCAAAATATTACCCTTATGAACCTCCACGTCTTGTAAAAGATAGAGGGGATGGTAGTCTATTAGTAAACAGCATATTTAGTATTACAACAAATGTTACTGGTATAGCCGATGGGACATATACAACGGGCACTTTCACGGTTGCCCCGGCAGGAGGCTCTGGCGCTGAATTTGAAATAATAGCGGCAGGGAACCTAGTTACTACTATTAGAGCAGTTACTGCCACTACTTCTGAAAAATACTATGTTGGAGCAAACTTTTCTATAGGTGATGCAATAACCATACCAAGTGGCACATTAACAGGCCAAGTGGGCAATTTAGTTTTTGTAGTTAAGGATGAAAACATAGCAAAAGAGGGGACAATGAAAGACGTTGTTTCTGAAAATCTTGTAGCATCAATAACGTCTACAGTAAATTCTGTTACTGGCTCACCAACAACTTCTTTAGATGTGCCAAATGGTATTAATCCAAATTATGTTGGCGCAACTATAACACAAAATACAATAGGAGCTACTGAGCAGGTTACAATATCTAGTATAACAACTGCCGCCACTGATACAATTACGATAAATAACCCAAATTTAGTAACGTTTACTACAGACGACATAGTCATAGGCGCAAACCCATATTATAATCCAAGCTTTGATGGAGACTCTAACTTTTTATCAGACAAATTTGCTAGATTTAGTTATAGATTTAAATATGACGACGGAGAATATTCATTAATTGCACCATTCTCTCAGATTGCATTTATACCAAAGCAAGACGGATATTTTTTAGAAAGCAGTATTCCAATAAATGTTAATGATGATACAGCTCTTTCTGATGAAAACGAAGCTATAAAAAGTACTATAATCAGTTTTTTTGAAAACAAAGTTAATTCACTTGAGCTTATTATAAATATGCCAGAGGGAATTAGCGCTGTTAAAGATATAATAAATGATTTAAAGGTTTCTGAAATAGATATACTTTACAAACAATCTGACCAAAATATAATAAAGGTTATAGATACCATTGCTAGAGACGCTATTTCAACTAATTCTTCTTCAAAATTATCATATACATATAATTCTCAGCTACCCATAAAAACATTACCATCTAATGAAACCACAAGAGCTTCTGACAAAGTGCCTATTAAAGCAAAAGCACAAGAGATAGCTGGTAATAGGGTTATGTATGGTAATTATTTGGTAAGGACCGCTAGGCCAACCTCACTAGATTACTCTATATCTTCAGGTGAGAAGTCAGAGTTAGGCCAGCTAAATTCAGTTAATGAAATAGAGTACCCCAACAGTATATTAAAACAAAATAGATCATACAAAGTTGGTATAGTTTTGGCTGATAAATTTGGCAGGCAATCCGATGTAATAACGTCAACAAATTCAACAGTGTATACGCCATACATTGGGCAAAATCCTGATTATATAATTAATCCAAATGGGGCAACTACTCCACGAACATTAGGGCAGGTATACAAAGGGGATTCATTGAAAATAAATTTCTTATCAGAAATACCTGAAACAATAACATCGGTTGGTTATGCTGGGCTTTATAGCGAAACAAACCCGACTGGCTGGTATAGTTATAAAATTGTAGTACAGCAAAGAGAGCAAGAGTATTACAATGTATATCTTCCTACAATTTTAAATAATAACCCACAAGACTCCGCGGGCGTAACCTCTACTAGCACCGCTTTTATAACATTATTTTCCGATAATATAAATAAAGTGCCAAGAGATTTAAAAGAGGTTGGCCCATTAGACATGCAGTTTTCAAGCTCTGTTGAATTATACCCAAGAATATCAAACTCAACATTTGAAACAAGCGAAGCAACAACACAGCAAATAAGTGCTAGTAGAACACCAGATAAAGTTATATCTATTGGGACTAGAGATGATTTAGGATTAGATGTTACTTTAGCAGGAGCTGATTATAATACATCACCATTTTATAGTATACCGTTAGCCCCAGACGCTGGCACTGCTACTAACAATAGAGTTGTTAACTTAGGGTCAAACCCATACATTGGCAGTATTGCAACAGAAAAAGAAATTGGAGCTGTAGGAGGAGATGCTACAACGGTAACATTTGAAAATGTAAGGCTTAATGTTTATGAAACGGAAGCCGTTGAATCCGCATTAGATATATATTACGAAACAAGTTCCTCTGGATTAATATCCGAATTAAATACAGACGTTAAAAATAGTCTTTCAGGCTTAGTTCCTTATGAAATATCTGACTGGACATTTGTTTTAAAAGAAAATTACAATTCTAACCAAGCCATTAGTACAGTGCCTTTTGATGTTTTAAATGCGTCAGGCGTATCATTAACATCTTTATATGGAACCAATGTAAGCGTTGAAATACTTTCTGTTTTTGATGGTAGCGACACAGATGTTACTAGCAAGAATTTATTTAAAGTTGTTCAGCTAATGTCAAATAGATTTGAATTAAGAACAGGGGACTTTAGCGACAATTTTGTTTATCTTTCACCAGCAGATGCTTATCTAATAAATTTTAAATTAATTAATATCAATGCGGGCATTGAGTATACCTCTACTTACTCTATATCTTCAAATGTAAATAAGCTTGAAAATTTACCTGTTACAGAATCTACTGGAGCTAGCGTTGAAACCGCAGCTGCTGATTATGCAACTCAACTTAGAATCCCCATCACTTTTCGGGATTTTTTTGGTAACTTAATTACCCGGCGTTTTCGTATTGTAAATCCAACATACAAAATAATAAACTGGAACGGCGCCAACGTTTTTGTCCCGCCACAATCTGGGCCAGGATGGGTAAAATTGCAAGACTTCCAGTTTAACAATGGGGCGTTTAATAGTGCTTTCCAAGATGAAGGGCTTAGTATTTCTATTGATAACCGGATTGACCGTAATGACGGTCCTGCAATACTTAACTTCCCAGATATAATTACCCCCAATATTAGAATATCATTAACATTTATGCAGGAGGCGCTAGGTGTTGTCGCTCCAAGCTTTCTTGATACAGCTAGAGATTATAGTGATAAAATTAGGTTAAGAAAAGTTATTGAATCTGGTGTTATTAAATATAGACTAGAATACTCCTCCCTACTAAGACCATATAATGAAAATGCTAAATCATACCAAGCTATCTACGTAGAGCCACCAGTAGGAGTACGCCAGGTGCCATTTGAAGTATTTCTTAGCGTTTCTGATGCAAATGGATTAGCTGGTTCATTGGGTATGGCTACAGCAGACATAGATGATAGCGTAAGATCTTTATTTAAATACAAATTTTATTTAAGCGATTTAGTTTAATTAAATATAAAATATACTGTTTAAAAAATAAATAATGCCGTTAACAAAAGAAATAACATATTTTAATTCTTTCTTGGCCAAAAAAGTGGTTGAAGATAATGGGTCTAGTGAAGCTGGAAAAGCTACCTGGCCCGCATTGCCTTGGAACCCTACTGGGTACCCTACATTCCCCCTTTTAGCTGACGCCACACACAATGCTTATAATTGGTACATAGAAGAAGCTAGAATACGGGGTGGTTATAATAACACGACTGTAGACTTCGGAGCTAAAGCATTTATAACAGAGTCAGAGGATACAGAACTTATTCTTGGCAATGGTATTATATACTCTGGTCTATATAACTCAAGAACCGGGTTTAACGAAACAAATGTTTTTTCTACAGGAGAAAACATAACAAAAGAGGTTGATCCTAGATATGGCAACATACAAAAATTATATACAACAGATACGAACTTAATAATCTTTCAAGAAGATAAAGTGAGTAACATGCTGGTAGACAAAGATGCAATTTATACGGCTGATGGCAACGCGGCCCTTACAGCATCTCAACTTGTTTTAGGGCAGGTAAATCAATACACCGGGGAGTATGGTATAAGTGATAACCCAGAATCATTTGCATTTAAGGGTTATAGAATGTATTTTTCTGACAAGAACAGAGGAGCAATAATGAGACTTTCAAGAGATGGAATTACTGAAATAAGTGCATATGGCATGAGAGATTTTTTTCGTGACACTCTTGCTAACATTTCTGAGCAGTTCCAAACAAAAGAGATTGTGCTTTCGCTTCCTGGTTCGCTAGAGCCTCAGCCCGTAATTCCTGGAACCCAAATAAATTTTAATGATTCTGAGTTTAATACTTTTAGTGAATTAGAATACGGTATGGAAGTTGTTGCTGGGGCTTTTGAGCCAAATGGTTTGTATGTTATTGATATAAATACAAATAGCAGACTTGTTACATTTAATGGAACTATTACATCAATAACCCCGTTTGGGAATGTAACATTTTATAAGCCGGTTAAGGACAAAATTGTTGGGGCATACGACAATTACTATGATACTTATGTTGTGTCAATGCAACAATCAGATTTATCTACATATAATACCTTATCATTTAATGAAAGCAATAACGGGTGGAGCAGCTTTTGGGATTACGATCCTGCTTTTGGGGGCACATTAGATAATATTTATTATACAACAAAAGGTGGTTCTATATGGAAACATTACGATGAAAGTGTGATTAATAATAGAGGAACTTTCTATGGAGTATCATATTCCACTTCTGTTACATTATCTTTTAACCCGATGGTGTCTATCTCTAAAAACTTTAACACTGTAAACTACGAAGGCACAAATGGGTGGCAAGCAGATTTCTTTTTATCAGATCCAACAGGCAAGCTATTATTGGATTCACAAAGGAATGATTATAAAGACGAGGCATCGTCAGTAAGAAGCTACGAAGAAGGTGCATATGTAGAAGCGGGAGTTACTTATCGAGTTGGATTTAATATAAAAGAAAACAAATATATGGCTAACTTAGTAAATAATGGCGTACAAGTAAATGGAAATGACAACATCCAATTTGGTATGCCTGGACAAGTAGCATCAAATATAAGTATGAGTGGTATAAAAGGATTCTATGCTACAGTTAAATTAAGTACAGATAACACAACAGATCTTGGTGGATTTAAAAACTTATTTGCAGTGTCATCAAATTTTGTAAAATCATAAAAAAATAAATAATATGCCAATAGGATTAGGAATAGCAATAGCATCCATAGCAGGCCCAACGATACTGAACGGCATTGTGGGAGCGGTTAACGGGCGTAAAGACGAAAAAAAAGCTAGGACAGCAAGAAGAAACTTAGACAAGACTTTGCAGGGCTTAGAAGAAAAAAGGCAAGAAATTATAAATCCATACGAGAATGTAACGGATTTATCTGGCAACTTAAGTAATGTTTACGCAAACCTAGGTGTTGCGACTCAAGCCGCTGAGATACAGATAGAGCAGACAGACATTGCTTTAGCAAATACATTGGATACGATTAGAGCCACAGGTGGTGGTGCAGGTGGTGCTACAGCATTAGCTCAAGCGGCATTAGCAAGCAAAAAAGGTGTTGCTGCAAACATTGAAAGCCAAGAAGCGACTAATGAAAAGCTAAGGGCTCAGGGAGAGCAAGCATTACAACAACAAAAAATGCAAGAAGGTATACGACTACAATCAGCAGAAACAGCCGGAGACATGTTTGTGTTTGAAAAAACAGAACAACGACAATTGGAAGGGTTAGACAGAGCACAAGCTATGATAGATGAGCAAAGAGCAAGAGAGATGCAAGGCAAAATAGATAAGAGAGCTGCTTTTTCTACCGCAATGTCTGGATTAAGTAGTAGCATGGGATCCTTAGTGGGAGCAGGGATTACAGGTGGAGACATAGCAGCGGGAGGAAGTGTTAAGCGCCAGAAGAGAAAAGATATAAAAAATATTTCCTCGATACCTAGCCGCGGTTATATAGAAATGTAAAAAATAAAAATAAACATGGGTACATATAGACAACCAGCATCTTTGGTGGATACACAATCGGGTAAAATATCTAGGCAGGCAACAAAAGAGGGATTTGCGGCTATTAGCAAAGTAGCAGCAATATCAATAGCTCAAGCAGAAAAAAGGGAGAAGAAAGCAAAGGAGATGGAAAACGCTGAAAAACGAATTTGGGAAGCGGCCGCAATAGCCCAAGGTAAGGGTAATGCTTTGCTAGATAAAAATAAGATTGACGGAGCAAGCTTAGGGACCGGTATAAGTAGTGTTATAAACGAACAGGCAAATGCAAGGATTGAAAATCTTAGATTATCTACTAGCGATCCTAGATACCAAGAAAACCTTAAAATAATAGGTAGCACACAGCAGTTTATTGAGGGCTTGCCATCTATGCTCGAGGGAGGAGTTTATATGGAAAGCATGATGCAGGACGCTATTGCTAATGGTGTTGGCAATAAGCCTGGACAAATTGCTTTTGGATCAATGACAGCAGCGGAGCTTGAAGCAAATAGCCAAACAAGCCGCGTTGATCTAGGCTGGGCAACTTCATTCGAAACCGTTAAAGACGAAAATGGTAATTACGGGCTTTATACTGTTGCAAAAAAAGGTAATGATACTGTAAGAAACGCTATTAATTATATTCCAAAAGATGAGGATGGCTCAACACAATACAATTTTGGAACTTATAGAATAGTGCCTGACGCTAGTAGCGAGACTAAAGCTATATTGATTAAGGAGAAAACTTTTAACTCGGATGGCACACCTTCAGATCAATATCTTGTTAAAACTCAAGAAACGATAGGTAACGAAGTATATGATATTACACGTATTAATACAGATCAACTTTTAAATCAATCAAATATTCCGGCCAGTGTAATAGGTCAAAAAATAATAAGCAATGGTACCGAGTCAATGGTAGACTATATGCAATCTAAAGGTGTTTTAGATCCTAATAATCCTGATCCTAAAGGTAGGATTCGCGGGTTCCTGCCTTATAAAGTAGATGCAAGTGGTAATGTTGTGAAAGAAAATGGAAAAGTAGTATTTGACGAATGGGTGCAGGTTACAGATGACAACGGACAATTTGTACAAGATGCAACACAGTACAAAGCAAATACTGGTCATCTAAGCGATGAGCAGTACGATAAATTTATGCAGTTTGTTGAAGTAGCCACAGCGGCTGACAATGGCGTATTTGCGCCAGAAAAAAGAGTACTTGATGGTGCTGCAACTGAAAGACTTAGAAAATCTAGAGCTAGTGCAGCTAAGGGTTATAAACCTACAGATATGCAATCAAAAGCTACTAAAACGCAAGGTACAATTGATAGAGCATTTGAAAATTTAAAATCTAACGTTGCTGAAATACGGAAAATAAAAACCGCTAAAAGTGGCTTTCCAGTTAAAGCATCGGACATAGATGAGAAAGAAATAATAGATGCTTTTAGAAAAGAGATGGGTGGTTTAATTACTAAAGGTCTTAACTTTAAAATAGAAGACGGTAAATTTATACCTTTTAAAGAAACAATGAGAGCAGGCAAAGAAAAAGGCGAGACTACTATAATTGAAAACCCAATATTAGAAGAGGGGTATAATATATTTACAGAAATGGATAAGATAAAAACTTATTTAGAAGAAGAATTTATACCAATAGAAGTTAAAACAGAACCGGCTTCTCCACCACTAATATATGGCCCATATTCTAACACAATATCCACAGGAAATAAATTATATTAGTATGAATGAAGAAATTTTATTAAAGTTATATAATGGGGCAACTAAACATTTTGACATGCCCAGTTTTGAAGCCTTTAAAACGGATATGTTAGATGAGGAAAAGCTCATTAAAGTTAGAGAAGGTCTGGCTAATTATTACGACATACCTGATATTGCTACATTAAAAAAAGATCTAGGGTTTAAGCCGGGAAAGAAAGATGTTGTTGTGGAGGAAGATGTGGCCGCAGCAACGGAAGAAGTTTCAGCATCTGGGGTTGGACCTTTAGCGTTAGAAGAAGAGGATCAATTTGATATTGGTAAGCAATTAGCGCCTTCAAAAACTTTTACTCCCAAAAGCCCTAAGCTAAGGGT